GCAAAAAAGGAGAAACTGGAGATACACCTGACGCTCCAGATGATGGAGTGGACGGAGATGATGCTCCTCGAATAGTGGTGGGATATGTGTACTATACTCAAACAAGTGCAACTACTACAAGCGCTGTTCAAACTCTATTAACTGCTTTAGGAACTCCTACTTATAATTTTTCTGTCGCAGGAACTGATTCAGCTTTTGGTACCCTTACTAACTTTAGTCATAGCCCTCCAGCGGCTACTGGTACTAGAACTAAAGTTTTTTATGCCCCTTATAGGGCTGTTGAGACTGTTACAAATGGAACTAGGGACGGTACCGGAACAGCAACTTTTGGCGCTGTAGCCGAGGGAATAAGTTTTACAGGGCTTGTTACTTTTAATTCTACTACCGATCGATTTGAAGACGGAGGTACGGCAATAACCCAAATCGATGGAGGCACTATTAAAACAGGTACTATTGACGCTAATCAACTAGCAATTTCTAATAATGCAAGTGGATCTACAGGTGTTTTTATGAGTGCTAGTAACAATCAACCAAAAATAGAGATACATGATGGTACTGCAATACGTGTCGTACTTGGTTATTTAGGTTCATAATAACCACCGCAAAAATAAAACTTGACTAAGCATGTCCTTTGAGATATAATTTCAGAATGGAGATATAAATGACCGCAGCAACATACGACTTAGTGATCGACCAAGGGTCCGACTTTGCGATTGACTTAACAATTACAGAGGGAGGAACGGCGAAAAATCTTACTGGCTACTCAGGCAGGGCACAACTGCGTACGACTCATGCAGCCTCTAGTGCGACTGCAAGTTTTACTGTATCTGTAGTTAATGCCGCTAATGGGACAATGAAAATGGAAATGCAAGCTGTTACTACAACGGGTATTGCTGCCGGTAGATACGTATATGATATGGAAATTCATACAGCTAATAATGCTACGGTTAAAAGACTAATACAAGGGAGCGTGACAATAAATCCTGAGGTAACTAGATGACAACCTTAGGAACAAAAGTTGCTATTACCGAAGAAGTTACAGAGGTTTCGGTAACTAATAATAGTAGTATTCAGGTTACTTTAGATGATACTACTACTACTCTTGTTACTGTAAATAACCTTGCACTTCCAGCACAATTTCAAGATGCAGCAAATATTGCAATAACTCCTTACAATACTATAACATCTAGCAATCTACAGACTGCTTTGCAACAACTTGCAGATCAAAGTTTTAGAGGTGCTGATGCCCCCACAGGGAGTAATATAGAGCAAGGAGATCTTTGGTACGAAACAGATACCGAGACATTAAAAATCTACAGAGAAGTTTCTTCCAACGTGTTTAACTGGGTTCCAGTAGCAATGGGCACAGGGGATTCTGACACTTTAGACGGAGGGTCTTACTAAGACCCGATAGGCTTTTATTATGGCACAAGTAATTAAAATCAAAAGATCTACAGGAACGAGCGCTCCTTCAACGCTTGCAGTAGGAGAATTAGCCTATAGTAAAGGTAGTGACACTTTTTATGTGGGAGACCCTGCTACTGCTAATACTCCTATTGCTATTGGCGGCGCAATAAAAAACAACGCAGGCAGTCCCGTACTTGCAACAGGAGTTACGGCAGATGAAATAGCTGCCTTAATTTTTCCTGCAATTTCCTCGAATATCACTCTTGGAGATGCTACTGACGTAACATTTACTACTTCGGGAAGTGTAGTTGTAACAGGAAATCTTACTGTTAATGGTACTACAACTACTGTTAACTCTACTACAACTACTGTTGATGATCCCATTTTTACGATTGGAGGAGACTCAGCACCTGGTTCTGATGATAATAAAGATAGAGGTATTGAATTCCGTTATCATACTGGTAGCGGGGCAAAAGTAGGATTCTTTGGCTATGATGATAGTGCAAGTAAGTTTACTTTTATACCTGATGCTACAAATAGTTCTGAAGTATTTTCTGGAGCTGTTGGTACAATTCTAGCAAATTTAGAGGGTAGTCTTACCACTGGTGGTCATACAATAAATGATATAGATGTTGCTGGTGAGTTCAATGATGTTGACGATCATTTAATGACTTCAGCAGCCATCAATGATAGAATTACATCATTTGGATATGGAACTGGAGATATAACTCAAGTAGTAATTTCGAGTACTGATTCAAGTATTACAGGAGGAGGTACAGGAGCTAGCGGAAATATTTCGTTTGACTTAGAAGTAGGAACTGTAGACGGCGGAACATACTAATAGGATAGATTATGGCTGTAATTAAACTAAAAAAGAGTGAAACAGCTCTCTCTAAACCTACGTCAAGTGATATAGTTGTAGGCGAAGTTGCTCTTAATGCAAAAGATCAACGAATTTTTGTCCGTGACTCTAATGGAGATATTATTACTGTTGGAGAAGCTGGAGGAATTCGTCATGAAAGTTCTGCGGTTACTTTTAAAGTTACAGTAGCTACAAAAGATGCGACTCATAGGTATAATGGATCTGGTTCAAGTTCTGGATATAAGATAGATGGATCATTTTCTCCAACACTTATACTTGCTCCTGGAAACACATATAAGTTCGATCAGGCTGATAGTTCAAATAGTGGTCACCCGCTTCTTTTTTACTATGAAGCAGCAAAAACCACGGCTTACTCTACTGGAGTAACAACTAGTGGTACTCCTGGATCTTCAGGAGCATATACACAAATTGTAGTATCAGACTCTACACCGTTAGTATTGCACTATCAATGCTCTTCCCACGGTTTAATGGGAAACCAAATTGTTACAAACACAAGAAATTATACAGGCACAGATACAGATGATATTAGTGAAGGTTCAAGTAATTTATACTTTACAAATGCGAGAGCTGATGCAAGAATAACAAATGCACTAAAAGATGAAGACAATATGGCTTCAAACAGTGCGACTCATGTTCCTTCACAACAATCAGTAAAAGCATATGTGGATGGGCAAACAACTGACGAAACAGCAGAGGGTTCAACTAACCTTTACTTTACTAACGCAAGAGCAGATGCTAGAATTACAAATGCATTAGTAGACGAAGATAACATGGCTAGTGATAGTGCTACTAAAGTTCCATCACAGCAATCAGTTAAAGCATACGTTGATTCTTCAGTAGGAGGGGCTAGCTCTCTTACAGTACAAGAGGAAGGCTCATCTTTATCAACAGCAGCCACTACTTTAAATTTTGTAGGATCAGGAGTAACAGCTAGTGGAACTGGTGCAACTAAAACAATTACAGTATCAGGTGGAGGGGGTTCTTCGACTGGAAACACAACTGATATTACTCAATCAAGTCATGGACTCGCAGCAAAAGATGCAATAAGACATAATGGGTCTAGTTGGGTAAAAGCACAAGCAGATGATAATTCAACTCTTGCACTCGGAATTGTAACAGCAGTAGCAGATTCAAATAATTTTACTGTTGCACAAGCAGGAAGATTTACAATATCTTCACATGGTCTTACAGTAGGACAGTGGTATTATTTAAGTTCTTCTTCTGCAGGGGGTCTAACATCTACTGAACCAGCTATTTCACAGCCGATTGTTTATGTAGAAAGTGCGAGTGTGATATTTGTTTATCCCTATCGTCCTACAAATATATTACTAGATGGGTCGGATAGTATAACTCCAGGGGATAATACAGTTACAACAGCAAAGATAGCTGATGACGCTGTAACAGCCGCAAAAATTGCTGATTCTGTTCAGTTGGGAGCATATACTGGTTGGTCTGTAAAAACAGGGACATATACTGCAGCAAGTAAAGATCAACTCATAGCAAACAGTGGAAGTGCTTTTACAATTACTCTTCCTGCAAGTCCCAGTGCAGGAGATACAGTTGTAATAAAGAATGTAGGTGCAGGAACAGTAACAATCGGGCGAAATAGCTCAAATATAGAAGGATCAGCACAGGATGGTACTCTTGCAACAACAAAAGCAATGCAAGTTGTTTATGTAGATGGTACTCTAGGATGGAAGGAGATTTAAATGCCATATGTATTTGGTGGATCAAGTGGCGGCGGTAAGTCTGTACTACAAACTATAAGCTTTATAAACAGCACTACTTGGTCGCCTGCCCAAGATATGAATGCAAAAATTTATGTGATAGGTGCTGGAGGTTCAGGAGCCGCTTCAGGTGGAGTATCTACTGGAGGGGGAGCAGGAGGCTGTGCTGTTACTATAGCAGATTTGGATGCAAGCACAACTTATACGATAACTATAGGTGCACCAGGGCTTGGTGTCTATCACGGCCCTAGTCATGGAAATGCTGGAGGAAATTCTACTTTTGCAGGATCTGGAATTAGTACAATGACAGGTAGCGGAGGACAAGCAGGGCTTTATGATGGTCAAGGTGTTGCAAAAGCAGGAGGCGCTGGAGGTGCTGCAAGCGGTGGGGGTTATGGAAACTTTACTGGAGGCGCAGGCGGAGCAACAAGCGGAAGTGGGGCATCTTGGATGTCAACTGGAGGCGGTGCTGTAGGGCTTTGGGCCACAGGAACTTCTGCACCTGGAGTAGTTGGAAGCACAGATAATCCAGATGCTGGATTTTATCATAATGAGGGAGGATATACTCACGGAGTAGGTTCAGGTGCTAGTGTTGGTGGAACTTTTTTATCCAAGTTTCATTCAGCACAAGGTGCAAATACCAGTATGGATCTCATTAGACAGGAAGTAGGAGGTTTATTAAGCCTAGCAGGTATGGGTGGAGCTACTGGTAACTCGGCTCAAATGTATTGGGACTATGCAGGAACTTATGACTCTCAGCAGATAGCAGGAACATTACCTATGGGCCAAGGAAGCAGACCTCTAAGAAATAACGGAAATGCAAGTATTGTAGGTTTACAAGCAGGAGCTTTTGCAGGAAGTGGTGCGCTTTTTACAACTACTAGCAGTAGTTATTGGGCTCTAACTGGTCCTGGTGGTATTGGTGGGGGTTCTGGAGGTGCTGTAAACGGTGCAAATACTACAAACAGTTATACCATGACGGGCCAGGGAGGAGTTGGTTGTGTTCTTATTGAAATTTTGGAGTATAAATAATGACAATTAAAGTTACAAAAGGTGGTGTAAGTAATAATATTGTAGCTGATATGGATTTTGCGAAAGCAGTTTATCCTACAAGCGAGGGTTACTCTCATGAATTAGTTATAGAAGATCCAGTTATAAATGATGCAACCAAAGAAGCGGAAGCAAGAAACTGGCGCACTCAAGAATTAAATGCAACAGATAGAATAGCACAGACTCCCGACTGGCCTAATAGGGATAAGTATCTTACCTACCGAACAAAACTAAGAGACTGGCCGAGTACATCAGACTTTCCTGATACCAAGCCAACATTATAGGAATAAAATATGTCATCATCACCAGTAGCTTCTTCAGTATCAACTATATCAGGTACAATTAATACTAATTCTGTAACAGAATTTGTAGCAACAAGTAACCAGACTACATTTTCAATAACTTATAATGTAGGTGAGTTAATGGTATTTTTAAACGGTGTACTACTAGATAATGGAGTAGATTATACAGCAACAAACGGCACCTCTGTAGTTTTAACAAACGGAGCAGCAGCAAATGATGTAGTAACTATAAATACAGATAAATTAGAGTTTTCGGCAGCTCTAGGAACTACTGCATCAATAGATGATGCCACAGCATTGGCAATAGCATTAGGATAAAATTATGGCAAATACATTTAAGAACGCTTTTGCGGCAAATGTAAGCAACTCAAGCTATGTTGATTTGTATACTGCGCCGTCTTCAACAACTACAATCATTCTTGGTTTGGCACTTTGTAATAAGACAGCGAGTGCTGTAAACGTTACAGTGCAAATGCAAGATACTTCAGATTCAAATAACGACTTCCAGGTTCTTGATACTGTGAGTATACCAGCAAGAACAACTCTGGAAGTACTAGCGGGACAAAAGTATGTTTTGGAAACCACAGATGTTTTACGAGTAAAAGCAGGAACAGGCTCAGCAATTGATGCTACTCTAGGGTTTATGGAGATTACCTAATGCCGTTTCTTGGAAAAGCACCAGGTGTTAGTACTGTAACTGTTAGTGATGATGCAATTACTACAGCAAAAATTGCAGACAACGCAATTACTTCTGCTAAAATTGGAGTGGATGTAATTGTAGCAGAGGATTTAGCAGCAAACTCTGTTACAGTTTCAGAAATAACAGACGATGCGGTAACACAAGCAAAAATAGCAGACGAAGCAGTAGATGAAGCTAGACTTCAAATTTCTAATGCAGGCAGTAATGGGCAGTTTTTAAGTAAGCAATCAGGAAACACTGGTGGATTAACTTGGGCAGACGCGGGACAATGGAGTGCAACCACTGAAGGATTAGTAACCACAACACAGGGGCAAAATAATATAGATTTTACAATTCCAGCTGATGTAAATCAAATAAAAGTTGTGTTTTATGGTTTGTCTCAAGTAAGCACAGAGTTGTTTAAAATAAAAGTAGGAAATGCAAGTGGAACCATTAAGGGCTCAGGGTACTACGGTAATACTTCATCTTATTGGTATAATGGTAATGCTCCCAGTCTTACAGAGAATAACGATGCGATTCAGTTGAATGGCTGGACTCCAGCAGGAAACTATTGGTATGGCTCATTAAATATGGAGAGTATCGGTATGGATGGCAGAAGATGGAGCTATTTTATGGCTCCATATAATGACACATATGGCGAATACTTTACAGTGTGCAACGGTCGTATTGCGTTAGACTCAGGAGAACAAATAAGAAAGATAAGATTTACAACTGACAGCGGCAATGGGTATGACTCGGGTTGCCACATAAAAGTCTACACAGCAAAGTTTTAGGAGAAATAAATGCCTTTTATAGGAGAACAACCAGCAGAAGCAGGAACATTAAAAATACTTGCAAGATCAGGTAGTAGTGTTTCAGTGGAATTAATAACAAGTAGCATAGTAGTAACTACTAGGTCGGGAACAGTGAGTGTAGGAGTAGAGTAATGGCAGATAGATATGCACTAGTTGTAGATGCAACAAATAGTACCATAAAGGAAATACCTGCCGCAGATAGATTAGTCGCGGATAATTTATTATTGTCTGGCACTACTCCAACATTAACGATTGGGGATGCTGGTGCGGAAGATACAAAAATAGTTTTTGATGGGAATGCACAAGATTTCTACATTGGACTTGATGATTCAGCTGATGACTTATTAATAGGGCTCGGTTCCGCAGTAGGAACTACACCCGCTATAAGTATTGACGAAAATCAAGATGTAGTTTCTAATCAAGAATTTAGAGCAGTCTCATATAATGAAACTTATGTAGCTCCCACAAGTTCTTCTAATGCAACAACTATTAACTGTGAAGCAGGGAATTATTTCAAACATACACTCACAGAGAATACTACATTTACATTCTCTAATCCTCCTGCAAGTGGAACAGGGTTTTCTTTTGTACTTCATTTAATACAAGATAGTAGTGCTAGAACTGTTACGTGGCCTAATTCCGTAGACTGGGCAGGAGGTACAGCACCAACAATTTCAACAGGAAGCGGCGATGATGATTTCTATGTATTTGCAACTTCAGATGGCGGAACAATCTGGTACGGATTTACCGCAGGACAGGCAATGGCATAATGAGCAGAACTGCACACAAATTACTAACTGGGTCTGGTGCAACAGCAGACTCAGGAGATGATGACTTTAACTTAGTCACAACTTTACTTCCTGCCAATGGGTCTAATGCGGCACAGAATAGCACCTTTATAGATAGCTCTGATAACAATCTTACAGTTACTCCAGGAACTGAGGCGCCTGCTCAAGGCACGTTCAGCCCTTTTAGCAAAGATGTTGGTAAATGGTCAGTTGAGTTTGATGGCTCATCTAACCTACTATGGACTTCTGGTCATTTTCAATTTGGTACAGGAGACTATACAGTAGAATGTTTTGTTTTCTTTACAGGCAATGATTCTACGTCAGGGGGTATTTTTCAACTCAGTACTGGCAATAATGATGGTAGTTCTCCAGCAATGGCTTTGAGAGACACTACTGGATTGACAATTTATACGAGTTCTGGTCAAAAAATTACTGGTAATAATAATACATTTGCGATGGGTGTTTGGTATCACTTAGCCTTTGTAAGACAGTCTAATGTCGTTAGAGTGTACAAAGATGGTGCTCTTGTAACTTGGAATGATGGTAGTACAAGTGCTGCTGATACAACTAATATTACAAGTACAGCAATGAACGTAGGAAGATACTACAGTGATAGTTATAGACTTAAGGGTTATATAAGTAATTTTCGTGTTAATAAAGGAACTGCTGTTTATACAGGTGCATTTACAAAGCCAACTGCTCCTTTAACTGATATAACCAATACCAAACTTATAGCTTGTAGCACTAATAATCATTTGTTTGAGAGAAGTAGTATTAACATGGCTATTACCAATACATATGGAACTGCTAAAACTAAACCTTTTTCTCCGTTTAAAAATGATGCAGAATATGACCCTGCAGTTCATGGAGGCTCTTTTCTTTTTGGGCAAAATGCAAACTCTTCTTTGTCAGTTTCTCACGCAAGTTTATTTGATTTTGGTACAGCAGACTATTGTATTGAAGCGTGGCTATATCCTACTCAAACTTCTTATAGTAATTCTTGGGCTATGTGGGCTTCTACCATAGGAGTAAATCAATATTGGGCTTATACGAATGGTGGAGGAAACCAAGCTGCTGCAGGATTTTCATCTTATCCTGCTGGAGGATACTCTGGAGCGAACTGGCACCAGGCTACTTCTTATGTATGGAATCACATTGTTTTTCAAAATACAGGAGGTTATGAAAATTGGTATAAAAATGGAACACGAATTTATAATGTGCAAAATAATCCAAATCATGGTTCTTCTGCTACAGGTATGATGTTTGGAAGAGCAAATCATTATGCGAGTTACTTTTACTACGGTGGTTATATGTCTGATGTAAGGGTTATAACAGGAACCAATTATAACCCTTACTCAAATGCAGCAAGTCTCACTGTACCAACCGCTCCTTTGACAAAAACTAGTTATACTCGACTGTTACTAAACGGCACGAATGCCGCTATAAAGGACGTATCTGGAAGTAACAATATAAGAACACTAGATAATGCTCAACTAGATACTGCCATTAAAAAGTTTGGAACAGCAAGTATGCGGTTTGATAACACAAACGATTATCTTACGCTACCTCAAACTGAGTTTAAGCCGTTTGGGATGGGTGATTTTACTATTGAGTGCTTTGTTTATTTTGATACAGTCACTTCAAGCGGGATATTTCAACTTTCTAATGGGTACTTAAACAGCACTACAAGAGGGCCAGCGGCAGGATGTAGTTCTACTACAGGTAAGTGGGGAATTTATCGTGGCACTACTTGGGATGAGCCAGTATCGTCTCAAGTCCCAAGCACTAACACATGGTATCATATGGCTCTTGTAAGAAACTCTGGAACAGTCAAATTATATATTGATGGAGCTGTAATGGTATCGGCAACTGATACCACTAATTATACGGATACCTATTTTGTTATTGGAGGATGGTATTCAACAGGCTATTTGATGCATGGACGTATTGACGAATTTAGAATTACTCATAAAGCACGTTATACATCAACCTTTGATGTGCCTACAGAAGCATTCCCAAATATTTAGGAGATAAAAAATGCAAATAGCAAAAATTAAAGATAATAAAGTAGAAGCCGTGGGAGAGCATAGGGCTCTTTTTCCAAACACTTCTTTTCCTGCTTCAGGTCCCCCAGCAGACTGGATGACACAAAATTCTGTCCTGCCTGTTACTGTATTTCGGTCTTACAATGGGCTAACTGAAAAAAGCACTAGTGTGGATCCTTATATAGAAGATGGGGTTGTATACCTACATAAGATAGAAGCGCTAGATGACAGTCAAAAAGCAGCAGCTCAAACAGCAAGAGATAATGCAACTGCAGAATCAACGAGAGCTGAGCGTAACAGAAGACTAGCAGAAACAGATTGGATGGCAAATAGTGACGTAACTATGTCAGATGAGTGGAAGACATACAGGCAAGCACTTCGAGATATTACAAAGCATAGCAACTGGCCCTATTTAAAAATGCCTGGCCCAGATGGTTCTGGTGATAACGATTGGCCAGTCAAGCCTTCGTAGGAGAGATAGATGGCATACTCAAAAGGACGTAGACTCGCAGATTTAGCTAGTACGGGTTATGCAATTGCTGATGATAAAGTTACGGCAGCAACAATAGCAGATAATGCAGTAGATATTGCACGTTTAAATGTATCTGATGGTTCCAACGGGCAATTTTTGAAAACAAATGGTTCAGGAACCCTATCTTTTGCATCAATAACTGCTGGAGCATATACAGACTGGGCAATAAAAACAGGAACGTATACTGCAGTAGACAAGGATCAGCTTATAGCAAATAGTGGAAGCGCTTTTACTATCACACTTCCCGCAGGCTCAGCAGGAGCTACAGTAATTATATGTAATGCAGGAGCAGGAGCTGTGACAGTGGGAAGAAACGGAAGTCAAAAAATAAATTCAGCTGCAGAGGATGGCACCTTAGCACAAGGTGCCTCTACCCAGCTAGTCTACGTCGATGATACTATCGGCTGGTTTGAGATTTAATTATGGCAGTATTAGGAGCAGCAGCAGGCGGAGGTGGTGGAGGTGGCCAGCTACCCGTTATAAGTTTTCAGACATCTCGAACATGGACTCCTGCTTATGACTTAACTGCCTATGTATATGTAATAGGCGGAGGCGGAGCAGGTGGAGCAGTTAAATCAAGTGTTGGTAATGCTGGCGGCGGAGGCGCGGGCGGCTGTGCAGTAAGTAAATTAGACCTTAGCTCTGGCACGTCTTATACAGTTACAATCGGAGCGGCAGGCGCGGCTTCAGCAGCGAACGGTGCAGCAGTAGTAGGAGGTAATGGAGGTGCAAGTTCTTTCTCAGGCTCTGGAATTAGTACAATGACTGCGAATGGAGGAACAGGAGGTATTGCATCTACTTCTGCATCTCCAGGAGCAACAACAGGAGCTGCAGGAGGAACTGCAA